TGGTCTTCTCCTCGTTTGTAATTTGATCGATGTATGTTTCGCCATCAAATTCAAGCGCCCTATTTGGCCGTTTGACAGGATCGTTGACATCATGAGCATACGGATCGTACTGCTTCATGGCATCCGCTACAGTCAAGACTGTACTGCCTAGTTTGATCTTTTTCTCTAGTTTACCAACTACCTCGACAACTTTGGCAAAATCGCCGGATAATAATTCTTTTAGCTGTTCCTTTTTCATTTTTTATCTTCTTGTTCTTTTGCGTGATGAACCTAAGCCTAATTTTGCAACCGCCTGTGCAGTTTTCTTTTTAGCATCAGGATCATTCTTAGTAAGGAAATCAAATGCGTATCTAATCGCATCTATAGCATGATTCCATTTATCTATTGGCAATCCTGCTTTCTTATCATTCCAGATATAATTTTTGAGCTCAACTTTTACATTCCTACTCCTTGGCGTGTATACTATTGTATAATCAGCCATTTTTAAAAGGGAAGCATTAACAGATCCTGGAGCTTTCCAGCATTCAACAATATTTAGTTTACCAAGCTTTTTAATATCGGCTATTAACCGATCTTCTGAGCTATCACCGACAATGAGATCAGTCGATTTCTGAATACGCGATTTATTCAGCTCAATAATATCGTTTGTTCCCAAATGCTTGGTGTCATAATATTCTTCGTCAACATGTATGATCATCTTTTTGCGATCAACAGCAACCCTCATAAGCGTATCAGGATCGACAGAAAAACCATAATCCTGTCCATAAACGTAAGGCAGGTATTCGTTAAACTCACCTTCCATTGTTTTAGGGAGAATAACACCTTCTTTAATATCAGCCCATCTACCAATAACAACGTTGGCATATTTGGACATCTGATACTTAGCACGGTCAAACGTCCCGTCTGGTCTAGTTGCTTGAGCGATTGACTCCTGTTTGATCTGCTCTATTCTTTCTAAGAAGTTATCAGCAAGGTTTTCAAGATTATCAAGGTAGCTCGTATGGATATGTAAAACATTAGGATGAGTAGAGATTTGCACGTCTACACCGTCAATTGTTTCAATTCTATGCGTGTCCTTGATATACTGCTCATAAACAAAATGAGAATCATCCGTAGGATTCATAATTAGGATAATTCTATTTTGAATACCTTTTTGACGAATAGACAACATCAGTTTTTCGTAACTTTCAAAGTCGGTCCATTCCTCCATCTCATCACCAACGAATGTTGTAAGCCCCTGAATTGACTTCAATTTTGCCGTTTGGTTACCCGATCCGGTTTTGATACCGCGAAACATGATAGGCACGCCAGTACGTTTATTGATGATGTTGTTTTTCTTAACCGTGAAAAACTTTGCTGTGCCTTCTAAATTGATCTTCTCCTGAAACTCTGGAATAACAGAATCGGCTGCAGATGACATCGTATAACGAGAAAAAAGGATGCTATGCCCTTTCTTAAAGCTTAATCTTTCAAGGAACAACGAGCCGTTAAATGATTTACCAGAACCACGACCACCCGTGATAAGAATGATAAACTTGCTCTTATCTTTATAAAGAGGAATGTAAGGATCGGCTATTTTTATTTTTGGCCGAGGCTTTGTCCTTGTTATCCCCCTTCTACTCGCTGTCGTTACCTTCTTCGTCATCGAAATCGGTACCGTCTTCTTCTTCGTCGCTATTAGCATCTAACCAAGCATCAATTTCAATACTACCACTCATGTGGATATCCTGCTCCATTTGCATTTTTGTGGCTATGTTCCACATCTCAGGCTTTTTATGTTTAAGCCATGCCATTGCTGCACCAGTATCGGGGGGTAATTCCGTCTCAGTTTCTTGAACTACTTCAACACGTTGAGGCTCGCCATCATCATTTGGCCATAACTCCCATCTACGAACAGTTGTTTTAACTTTCAAGCCTGTCGCACGCCTAAATAGTGAGTTTTCGACTAATACTTCCAAAGGCTGTCTGCCTTTTTTTAAAGCTTGTGTTAATTGAGGAAATTTAAGTTTTAGCTTGCAAAAATATGTTGGATCAAGATCTAACAGTTCTGATATTTGACAATCATCGTAACCATCCCTTGCCCAGCCTTCAATTTGAAGGATAAACATTGGATCCTCATAGTCATGCTTCGGCTTTGCTCCTGCATTACTTTTGTTTTTTGCCATTAATTCCCCTTTCTTTTATCTCTTTGATAACTTTTGAAACCTGATTGAGGTGCTCAGTAATCTTAGGAATATCTTTTTTAATAGACTCCCTAACATCATCCATAATCCCTTTTACTTGCTTAAGCTTTGCCTCTGGAATCTTTAAAACCTCACTATAATACTTTACTTGGCATTCTGAAGAACAAAAAGAAAGTGGAGTATTTTCGCCAGTGTATAAAACTGCATTCTTGTAAATGAATCCAACTGTGTTAAGATAAGCGCCTGTTGAACCGAAGCTTCCTTTCCATTCCAATCTTGATTCTTTGCCACATGTGTCGCAAACTGGTGATTGATTAATCTTCATCTTATTTCCAATCTATAGCAAAACCATTTAATCCGATAACTTGATCTTTAAATTCATAACATTTATATTCTAACCTCAGAAGCTCTGCTATAACCATTGGCGAAACAAATTTTGATGGATGAATAAAATAAATAGAATCTCCTCTCTTACTACAATTATCTATGTCCTTCATGATTTCATCAATTGTCAAAAGAGGTGTTTGTGCTCTCGCTTCACTAGCCGATAGCTTCTTAAATTGTTGTTTTTCCATAATTCAATATCTATTTATATCTTATTATAACATTTACACACGGTGAGTATATCAAAATTGACATATCAAGTATCATTATTCGATATAAGACTAGCCAAATAATTTTTCTGCGACTTCTTCACCTTTGATGATTTTATCATATAGATCTTTCCCTAAAGCCTCCATGAACTCAGCTTTGTTTTGAAAACTGTCAAACGATAGTGTTACAGTCGGCTCACCTTCCCATTTATCCTCAACCTCACTGTTGTACTTTTCTTTTTTGGCTTTGATCTCTTCTTTAGATTGAGGAGCTGTAGGGGGTGACAGCATTTCGGCTTTCTTCATGATGTCCGTAAAATCAATTGAAGGGGTTTCAAGCGATAGCATAGTCAAATCATATTCGTCCAGTCCTGCAAGAATTGGATCAATATCCGTGATGATGTTCGCCATTAGATCACTGTCAAATTCCCCTTGAACAGATTTAGAGTTTAGAAAAATGTTTTGTTCCTTTTCTTCTTTATCTGATAGGTCCACTTTCTCCACGGTAATAGCATAATCATTTTTTGGATATCCGTTGATCTCATCAAGGATGGAAATACGTTGATGTCCACTAACAAGATTACCGGTTGCTTCGTTCCAAACAATGCCTCCCATAATCCCTAGACGCTTGATGTTAGCCTTAAGTTGCTTTCTTGCTACGTCGGATAATTTACGAGGATTATAATCGGCGAGATTTATCTCTGATCGTTGGATCGTTATTGATTCGGATGATTTATGCTTCGTACTCATGTTCAAAAATTATGGTCTCCGCTTCTGGAAACTCGTTAATTACTTTTTTATAGTCTTCTGGACAATACTTTTTGCACCAAAGCAAGAAGTTTAAATCACCTGGTGTTACCCCTTGTGATTGATGCTTGGAGTCATAAACGGTGGGTCTTGGAAGTCTGAGACGATCAATATAAGTAAGGACGTGACCGTTTTTCCATTGCTCGATTGGGTAAACGTTCTTTGTCTTTCGGTTGATGGATGGTGTCCCGTTCTTGTCTAATTCCATCATCATAAGCCTGCGTTGTAGTCCGTCAGTACGTTTAAAACCAAAACACGCCCATTCAATACCCGTTTCGGCTTTGACATCTTGTGCTATCTGGGACAATGTCCGGCGTTTAAGCCTTTCATGTCCTTGATAACCCATCCAGTTGCTTTTTTGGTAGCCGTAAAGTGCAAAGTGGGGTTTATCTATGAAAGTTATATTCTTATATCGTAATCGGTGGGCTTGTTTGAATGCTTCAATATGTACAAGATCCTTAACCGTATATAAGAATACACTTATAACCTGGTCAAAGATCTTGCAGCACATATCAGTTAGCAATATGCTATCCTTGCCGTTTAATGAGCTAAACAGAATAATCTTATCAGTTTCTTGTCTGACAGATTGCAATATTGATAACGGTGAGGACATATTATCTAGTTCTAGATCTTACGCCTTGTCTCATGTCACGGCGTGCAGCCGCATTTGATGGGGTAATTGTTCTTACGCCCGAATTGGAAGTACCTAAACGGTAGCGCGGTCTATTTGTACGACGGATTTGTTCTGCTGTTTCTGCCATATTGATATAAATAAAGTGTTAGAAATTCTTTTCTAATACCTTACCTAGCTCAATAACAAAACACTCATCACCTTTCTTAAAACCTTCTGGAATATCGATAATAAATTTACAGATATAAATATCTTTAGCTTCGATCAATATTTTTTTTCGATCTTTTCGATATCCTACAGCTAAATAAATTTTATCGATTGGCTTCATGTCATCATAAACGCCGTCCTTACCCTTTGTGCAAAACATTCTAAAATAATGCTCGCTAAGGCTTCTATATTCCTCTTGTTTCCTTCCCTCTATAATATCATCGAAATTCTCTTCATTAATGATCAATAGCGGGATAGTTTCTTGTGTTTTTGCCATAATAATGCTAGTAAGGCCTTAAAGAACAAATTTAACTTTAAGGCCTATATTAATTGAATTTACAAAGATTTATTAAGGTGCTATAATGTTAACAGACCTTATTTTATGGCAATGCCAAACATGACTTTTATTGAGTATTTTGTATTTAGCGTAATTTTCCTTTGCCAGCACTTATTAAAGCCTGACCATTTGAAAGCATTTTTCTTTAAAAGGTCAATTACTTCTTTGGCTGGCTTTTCAACATGTTTGATCTGAATGCGATCATCTGCGTAATTAACGATAATTTGACCACCTTCAATATCATATGTTTCTTGATCTTTTGGATTTTCCTTTTGCTGTGCAATATCAAAAGCCTTTTCTCTTAGTTTCCAGACTTTATGACGGCTGGTAATAATCGGTTTCTTTTGATTGTTATTTAATTCCTCAATCAGAGACAATGATTTTTCAACGAGCTCATGTTCACCATTTTTGGCAGCAGTTTCAATTTTACCAACTAAAGAGTTTACAAACAAAGCTCGG